TATCTAAATTTATATTTTTTTTATAAAAAGGTTCTAAGTATTTATCTTTTATCATTTATAGCCTCCAATTTAACATTTCGTACACCATCAGAATCATTAATCTCTAAAACTTTAAATTTTGAACTTCTTTGAAATAAAAATTCTTGTTCTTCCTGTATGTCTGAAAATTCTTTAATAAAAGCTCCATTTGTATATCCTTTTGGAACAGTTATTTCAAATTTATAAACATTATATCCTTCTATAAAATCTTCTGTTACTTCTTCTATTAAAGAAGTAGATAAAAACCCTTTATCTAAAATCACTTCTTTTCCTAATATTAAATCTTTAAAATATTCAGGTTTTCCAGTTGTTCCTCTATAAGTTATAAAAGCTTTCTCCGTTTCATATCCTTGTAATGCTTTTTCAAGTTTATTTCCTTTTTCAAAATATTCATCAGCTCTTAATTTTACCCAATATAATTCTTCAGGATCATTATTAAAACTTTCCATAGCATCAGTAATGTATTTGTCATATCCCCTTCTTGAAATATTATTAATAGGCATATGTTCAGACATTGTATAATAATTTATTATTTCTTTATCTTCCTCAGATAGGTTTTCTTTCCATTTTTTATAAGTTTCTTGTTCATAAAAAAACTTATCAATTTCACTATCTGACATATTACTATATATTATATCATTATCTTTATCTTCAAGCAAAATTTCTCTATTATGAAGCTCATCTACATCTACATACGGTACTAAAACACATCTACAATTAGGATGTCGTGGAAGTATTGGAGATTTGTCTATATCATGAATCTTATTGTTATGAACTTTGCAGGTACTTGATGTTCTTTCATCAAGAGTAACTATTTCTTTTACTTTAGATATACCACTATCTTTCATATGAGCTAAATTAATATCGTTCATATGGTGCATAGTTTCGGTTCTTATAAGTCTTGCAGAATTAGAAAGACCAGACCCCATACTTTTATTAAGTTCCATTGCTATTTGTGCTGTAGGTTTACCGGTTAATATTCCCTTTTTAACCTGAGTATTCAATTCTTTTTCTAACTTTTTAGAGTTTCTCCAAATTCTTTTAGAGAAGTTTGACCCTTTCCACTTGGTCTGTATTAACTTTTTAGCTAGATCCTCGTTGTAGTTTATATCAATACCTAAACTCTTTCCTGTCTTTTTTACAACATCTTCTCCTGCATTTAGTATTATATTGCTCCCTTTATTTTCAATTTTTTCTCCAAGACCTTTTAAAATATCATTAAAGCCTTTTTCCATTCGCTTTAAATGTTCAGCTTTATAGAACTCAGAACGACTTATAACTCCGTTCTCTTCATATTTTGAAGCTATTCTATATAACTCTTCAAGTATTTCATCAGTTGCTTTTTTGTATATCTCAATAAGCTCCTTTTGATATTTTGAAGTATCGTTATAAGTGTTCCACAAATCATTAGCTAACCTTTTTTCCCAATATGAATTATTCTTCATTAGTATCAATCATCCCAACTGTATCAAAAGTCTCTTTAGCAAGTTTTTCTTTTTCATCTTGAATATCTCTAACCCACGGATGATTAGCAAGTATCGTATCAGTGCTTACTAATCCTCTTGAAGCATTACAGTTATTTATTATATCCGTCTCATTCATTATCATGTCACGATTAAATACAATTTCTACTTTCTCTCTTTTGATTGCATTATTTGTCTTTTCTAAGAATAAATATATAAAATTAATAAGATTATTAAACCCTCTTAAAAATTCACTTTCTAGCTGATTTGCTTTTAACTCCAAGCCTGAAAACAAAAATAGTAGAGCAACTCCTGAAGGTGCAGCACCAAACCTGTCTAAATTCTTATCTACAGCTTGTCCCCCTTCTAATATATCCTTTTTTAACTGCTCATAATGTTCTCTAGCTGCATTTATATCCATCTGCGGATTAAGTGTAGTTACATCACTCTCATCATCAGCATCCAAAACAACCGCTCTTTTTTGATAAATGTACTCTAGAAAATCATCTAAGCTATCTCCACCATATCCTTTTAATACAAATATTAGATTCTTAACTTCTTGTATATAGTTTGCTACTTCTGACCTTGATAAATCATAATTATCTATCAATGATTTAACAAACTTAATATCCGGAAGTTCTTTTCTGTTATTCTTAAATGCTATCCACGGAACTAATCCCCAACCAGTATCAATTCCGTTTAGTTTGAAATGCCCAATTTTAACCGGATTAATTAATTTCCCATTTTCAAGTCTGTAGTAAGTAACTTCACTAGGAGTCCAAAATTCAACATTTGTTACATTTTCATATCTTCCAAATCTATACACTCTCACATCATAATATCTAATAACATATTCAAGCTCCGTATGAGTGCTATCAGTCCATCCCGGTATTATCTGTTCACTATTTGCTACAAATAACTTAAATTCTCCCTTTTCATTTATATAAGGATGTAACCAAGCTATTCCTTTGTTGCTGGCTTCAAACCCTAACGACTCTAAATCATAGTTAAAATTATCACCTAGCTTATCTACAATTAAATTTGTAGCTTCATCTGTTTCAGCATGAATACTTGAGTCTTTTGAAAATAAGTATCCAATTTTTTCATCTACCGCGCTTTTATAATTAGCATGTGCTAACTTCGAATTAGCTTGATATGTCTTTTTATTATCTGTTTTTGTCAAAATGTCATTATCTACAGAATAGTAATTGTCTCCAATCCTCATCCACTCAACAGTCTTTGAATTCCTGTGTTCTATGATTAACTTCTCTATTCTATCTTCATCAATCGTACTTTTCTCAAATGCTAATTTCATATAGCCTATTCCTTTCTTCATAAAATCCATAACGCCCATTATTGTAAAAACCTCATTCCGTTACCTTTTCCTTTTCTCCAACGTTCAACTCCATACCTTAAAGCGGCCATTGCGTCATCAAAAAAAGCAACTGGCTCATCTATATATTCGCCTGTCGCTTCGTCTTTCTTCCACTTCCATTGACTTATTTCTTTTATAGTATTTACACAAGAAGGATGTATAAAAATCTTTCTTTGCTTCAACCAGTCTATTTGTGTTGCTTGATATTTTTTAGCTGTTGTCTTTTCTTTTTTTACTTTTCTTGCCCTATACCCAGCTTTCTTCCAAGTCTTTATCCTGTCGGGTTCGGCAGAATCACAAAACATTTCTATGCCTTTTGGAATCTTTCCATCAGCATAATCTATAATCTCAGAAGTATCTTTGTTGTATAAATATATCTCTTTCAAAATATAAATATCATCATCTTTAAAGCCTAATAACAAAATAGCATTAGCATGATTAAACCCAAAGTCCTGACCAAGTACCATATCATCATAATCATCTATGTTAGTAGAAATATCACTAATGGTCCAATTGCTTAAAATTAAGCCTCCAATTTCTCCCCAGTCGCCAAGTCCATAAATCCTATATCCGTCAGGATCCACTTCCTTACGTCTTTCCATACGTTCTTTATATGCTTCATCTATGAATCTATTTTGTAGATATGTTGAGTGGTGTGTAAGTACATTCTTATCCACAATATCAAAAAAAGTCTTTTTAATCCAATGTGATTTTGACACTGGGTTAAAAGTAAGCCTAATTTGGTAGAATTGCCCTTCTGGAAGTTGACCCCTTAAACGGTCATCTATAATTTCAAAATCTGCTTGAGTAAGCTCTGTTGCTTCTTCAATCCATACATCCGTTAACTTGCCTTTTTTAAAAGTTATAGATTTTAACTTTTCTCTTTGCCTATCATCATTCATTCCTCTGAATATAATTTGATTCCCATTAGCCCTACATTCAATTTTTAAAGGACTTTGTATGAATTTGAAGTACTTATCTGCTTTATCTCCAAACATTCTATATATCGCACCTGATAGCTCTGCGTAGGTGCTATCTCTATTTGTTATGTCTGATTTTCTAATACATACTAAATTTCTGCCCTTATCTTTAAGTAATCGAAGTATATAATTTTGGGCAGTGTCTACAGATTTCCCAGAACCCGCAGAACCTTTCATAACGATATACCTTTTATCAGAAGTATTTACACTTTTAAAAACGGGGTTAGCTTGTATTCTAATCTCCATAATCTACCTTTATGTTAAGCTCCATATCTACATCAGCATCCAGCTCTACCTTATCGGTAAATAGCCTATATCTTTTGCCAAGTAGTTCTGCAGCTTTTATTCTGTCTTTCGCTCCTACTTCCACATGTCTTGTACTTTGAACACCTTCGCCAACACCATACAAGACTTCTTCTTCGTGTTCTCCTCTCATTACAGAGGTTAGATATTGTAATACTTCTTCTTGTTTTGCGATTGCCTTATCTTCTAACTCTTTTAGACGTTCATCTATATAAGCTTTTACTCTTGGATTATCTAGGATTTTACATCCATCAGATTTAGCATAATTTTCACTATATCCAGCATGTATTAAACTTTGATAAATATTTCCACTGATGATATACTCATCAGCGAAACGTTGTTGTTTTAAAGTTAATTTTTCCATATCATCAGCCCCTTTCTACATTGACACTTCCTAGTAATACAAAAACGGATATAATTCTATATCCGTTCCTGCTTACAAAATATATTATTTAAAAGGAGGTGTCCAATGCACTAATTCACAGTATCATTATAACACGTTTTTTAGTGTTTTTACGGACAAAAAAAGGACATTTTAAGGACATTAAGATAAACAACTATATATTTTGTCTAAAGCAACTTTTTTTATCCTTCTCAATTGTTTTTCTGAATAATACAAAATATTCATTGAAATCCACGTCAGGCTATTACCTTTTAATAAATTTTCTTCGATAATGGTTTTCTCATTTTTTGTTAAAGTTTCAAAAGCTTTAATCAAAATTGAGTATTCTTTTTTTAAGCTATCTAATTCGTTTTGTAGCTTTTTCTTTTTGTCAATATAGCTAGACAGCTTATTTTCCATAGCAGAACAATCTCCGCTTTGAGTTCTAAATGGATCTGTGCTAATACCTCCATATTCAACTCTTGTTTCAAGTCTTAAAAGTTCATTTTCTTTATTAGCAATTTTACAATCTATAATCTTAATTTCTTTAAATCTCTTTATAACTTCGCTAAAATCGTCTTTTTTTACACTCATAACTAAAAAGCTCCTGTACTACCAAAGCCACCAATACCTCTATCAGTATCGTTGCTAATATTCTCTGTTTGCTCCAAAACTACCTCTGTTTTTTCACTAAACACAATCTGTGCTATCTTCTGTCCTGCTTCAAATTCTACTCCGTGTTGGTTCAAATTTTGCATTACAACTTGCACCTCTCCTCTATAATCGCTATCTACAGTTCCAAAATGTACTAGAATACCTTTTGCACTAATTGAGCTTTTAGGTCTGACCTGTGCTTCTATATGTTTGTCTAGTTCTAAGTATAGACTTGTAGGTATTAGCTTAACTTGATTAGGTAGTAACTTAAAAGGTCTAGTGGTTTTTAAATCATATCCGCTATCTGTGTCGTGTCCTTTAACTAAATCATAATCGCATTTATATTTCATTGTTTTCATCTCCTAAAATCCATTTTGTTCATCAACTAAAATGTAAAACTGATACGCTTTTTTTAATTGCATGCATCTATACATTTCGTTTTCAAGTTCATTAAAAGTTTTTGTGTGCTCATCTAAAATTTTTATAGTAAAAATATTATCGAGCTTTTCCAAGAAAGTGTGTTTGCCGTCTGTGTATTGAATAAACGGATACTTATACTCCCCTTTTTTTATTTTATTCAAAGTTTCTAAACTCATATAAACATGAACCGATACATTATTACTATTATCAAAAAATAAAATTGCATATTTCATTATATTTTTTTCTTCATTCATTATCCCAACAACTCCTTATTCTCATATATATTGCCTGTAACTGTATACTTATAGCAATCTGTTATATTTTCACAAAACTCTTCTCTCTTCCAGTGAATGTAATAAGTATAGTCTGTTTTATCAAACTCTATTGTTGCATAATCCCAATAATCATTTTCAAAATTTCCTTCATCAGTTAAAATATCCCCCTCGTATATCTCAACACCGTATTTATCAAACAGTCCTGTTGACTGCATTAATTCTAATTCTTTATCATTATTATCAATATCTAATAACAACAACTCACCATTTTTACTAAAAACTTGAACATATCTTTCAGCTATTTCTTCATCATTAAAAATATCAATGCTATAAATCATTTTATTGTTTTCAGGATCATATCCCCTAAATTTTAAATTATTCATTTTTAAAAAATTCTCCTCCGTTCGCAACATATCTTTTAATAGTTTCATTAGCTGTTTTTTTTGCTAATGTTGTCATATTTTCTGCCAATTCCTCTAATTCATTATCTGTTAGTTTTTCAAAATTTATTTGTTGTAATTCTTTAATTAAATCTCCTATGTTCATTATTCTTGTGCCCTCACAATGTCATATATACATAAATCAATATCATATATCCTTTTTATTTCTTCAATTTCTTCAAGTGTGAATTGTGCTTGATATTTTGAATTATTACTTGAATATTTTGAATTAAAAACAGTTCCGTCTGTTATATCAATAGTCAAATATTTTTCACAATCTAGCAAATCAAATAGTTCTCTATAACCTTTTTGTAAAATCAAATTAAATCTTTTTTCTTCGACTTTTTTTAAT